CGGACATTTACTTAAGACTTCTTAAGTATTTAACTATCCACCAATTGGATATACCTTCAGAGGGAGATTTTGTGGCATTATTATACTCTAAACTCTTAGTGTATCCAAGGAAGTCCGGCATGTAGTCCGTTGCCTTCTGAGCCTCACGCTCGATGTTAGCCAGAAAACCAGGAATGTCCAGTCCCAGTCTGAACTTATCCCGTTTCATGCAATATTGAACGAATTCCTCCTTCAAGGGATGGTACTTACAGTTCTCAATAATAGAGAGCTGCCGTAGAGCAACCATTTTGGGACCCCACACCTCCGGGTCGTAAAAGCGCTCTTGTTCACACAGCCTACCTAAAGCCCGATAGGTCGAGTAAACACCCACACATACGCCGTTAACACGATAATTCCGATGGTGCCACCTACGCAAGTATGTGCAGTCTTGTGTGCTCACGTACTGCTTATCAGGATTCATCTCCAAACCATGCGCAGTATATGATCGCATTACATCTTCCGCCGTAATCCCAGGATACGTGAGAATACCATCATCACCCAGGCACTGCGAATTCGGGTTTAACATCCGGTTCTTGGCTTGGGCTGCTTCGTACTGCAGTGCCCTATGAGCCAAGGTTTCATCGGCATTGGTTCCACCGGATCCAGAACCCATCCCGTGATAACCGGAGCGGATTTGCCTCCAGTTGTAACATAGAGGTATAGTATACTTCACGGGAAACGTGTTTTCCAACCAGCTACGGCTTTCAGCGTCAGGTGCGAGAATGCCAGCTAATATGGCCTTCGCTGCATTCTGTAGGTTAGAGTTAAAATGCTGGTCGAATTTTGAGAAATCCGTACAGACTATCAGATCCTTTTGACCCTTGGTATCGAACATACGGGTAATACGCCGATCCACGGATTCCATGCCAACCCAGGCAGGGACCAACTCGTTGCGTTGCGCCGCAAGAATGAGTGGCTGATAGACCTGCAGCTCACAGATGTTGACACCGAATGGAAACATCCAAACCACTCGTTGCTTCACATCATCTTTACTGGGACCGCCCTCTTGACCTCGCCATCCTAATACAGCGCAGGGTTTCCAGCTTTGTCCGTTGATAATCATTTTGGTGGAGAGACCCTCAGATTCCAAACGAACAGGCATTGTTTTATCCACTACTGCTCTACGTTTGCTGAAGTATGGCGATCCAGAGTTCGTAGACTTTTTCATATTGTCTACGGTCCGCATCTGGTCCCAAGGATGCAGCGCACGGACACTGCCCCACTCTTCAAGGGTTGCGCTAATCGCCTTTTCAGAAATGGGTTCACCAGGGTTTTCAACCATGGTGTAGTAATGGTCAATATCCTCCATCCGCTCATCGAGAGGCTTCTGGATGGACATCGGCCCGACCTTCTTCGCGAGGTCATTCTCAAATTCAAGCAGAGTGGGCCACCTATCGCCAATTCTATCGATCGTGGGCTTCCAATCTGCAAGAACCTGAGCCAGAGAACAACCTTTGGCAAAAGTTGTTCGGTACTCATCCGGCTGGCCTTTGACGACATTGTCAAGGTACGACCTTAAGCCGGGATTCGGTAAGTTGAAGTACTCACCAAACTTAACTTCGTTACCTTTAGACATTTCGGTAACTCCTTTCTTTAGATTATAAATCTTCAGATTGCT